GGGCACCCGAAGGTGCCCCCAGTGGTATTACGCAACTGCGAACGGAGTTGCAGCAGTCCCGCTGCCCATGAGAAGCGACTTTGCCGCTATCCATCTGGCAGAAGCCACCGCTGTAATCTCCACATAGCTACCGATAATTCCGCCAGTAGTCGTAGCATTCATATTAATGCTCGCGAAATCGTCACCGGGCTCCGCAAGAAATTGAGTTTGAAGCGCACTTTCAAGTGCAATCGTTATCGGCCCAATGAACTCATCGGAACCACTCAAATTAATCTCAGTACCAGCCGCACCCGTGGCAAGCCACAGGAACCTAAAGGTAAGTCCAAGATTGCAAAGCTGATTAGGATCATTTCTATCTGACGGTTCAGTCGTGACAATCTCAGGAACCGTAAATATCATGGTGGTGTCTTCTACTGTAATAAGACGACCGCCATGAGCCGCTGCCGTAAGAGTTAGCGTGTTGTCGCCACTAGCTACATTAACAACGCTATTGAAACCGCTGGGATTAAACCCAGCGAGAGATCGAACCGGACCACTGAATGTAGTCTGACCCATTGTGTATACCTCGTTGCACGCAACTTACCCTGACAGTCCGCGTGCTGTCTTGTTAAGTCTGTCAGGTTTGGTGAAAAAAGGGGGAGCCGGTATCACCCCGTGAAGCTAACCGACTCCCCCAAAACGAAACCACGAACTTACGCGGTTCCGCTAGTCCCGTAGATACCGAGAGGATCACTAACGCCGAAGCTATAGCGTTCCCGAGCCTTGTACCGAACATTGCCGGTGTCAAAGTCTCCGTCCATGGAAGTGGTCAGTGCAGCACGGGTGAAGTGCTTCATGCCATTCGGGACATCGGTCATCAGGAACCAATCGTTCGTGCTGGTGATGAAGTGATTAACACGCCATCCATCAGGGATCGAACCATTGGTCCGCAGGGCATTGATGTCGTTGTCTGCAGTCCCTGCCCGGAGTTCCGAGTCGAGTACCCGCGTAGCAACAAACATATTATCAGGCGCAATGATCAGCTTACGCGGACGTGCTGCAATGAGCAGACCACGCTGATCCGTAAACGCCGCAATGTCAATCACCGCCTGCTCAAGAGAGGTCTCATTGAGATCGCTCTGTGTTGACGGTGTATTGGCATTGGTGCCACCGGTAACGAGGGGATGCGATCTGCTGAACAGTGCAACCCCGTCGCCGCTAGAGAAAGCAGTGCTGAACCCGTTAACCAACGGGAAGGCACCCTTTACCTGCTTGGTGTATGCCATGCCCCTTGCGAGGGCCTTGGTGTAGCGAGCCGACAGCGAATCATAGAGGTTATCCTCAATGGCTTCTTCGGTAACCGAAAAGCCCATCGCAATCGTCTCATGGTTATAACGAGCAGTGAAAGCCTCTTGGGCGGTATCGTAAGCGATAGCCGAGCCTTCAGTCTTGACCGGGGCCTGTCCAAAGCCAGCAAGCTGAACTTCTTCCTCAAAGGCCCGCTCCGAAGATTCAGTTTCGTAAATCTCCGAAGTCTCGTCTTCGTAGTTTTTGTACTCCAACCCAAAAAGGGCATTCAGCCCGGGAAGGAGTTCTTTCATCATTTGTGAACGTGAAATAGCCATAACTAATTACTCCTTTCCCTACGCTAGGCCAGCGTTAAGCAGTTGTAGTGTTGCAGGATCAAGCTGAACGATTGCATGGGTGTACTCTGTAGCGGCAGCCTGCATAAGCGGATTGCTGCCATCTTCATTGCTAACCCCAACAATTCTAACACGGGCAGTAACTGCAAGCGTATCATTTTCCATCGTGATGCCGCTCAGCCCGCTTGTACCATTCCCATTATTGGTGGTGTCAAAGTCAGCACTTGCACCAATGGCTGCCTGAGTGATGGTCCCGCTCGCGCCAGCACCATCCGTACACCTGATGATATATTCCTGAAACGGATTCGTGTAAACGTAGGCAATGTTGTCATCTCTTGTGGTGTCAACATTGTACTTGTTTGTATAAACACGTTCCCCATCAGCGTTGGTGTATTCCACACCGGAAAGAACACCAACAATATTCACGGCTGAATCGGCATTGTTTACCGTAACAGAACCTGCGGCCTCCATCTGGATCGTATCACCCTGAAACAGGTCGTCGCCTTCAGCACTGGCGATCTTGAAACCTTGAATGATAGGTTCACCAGAAGTTAGGCCGCCAATATAGGGACGAAGCCCCCCATAAATAGCCATATTAACTTCTCCTAAAAATCAGGCGACAACCCGAATAGGAGACCTTCCCCTAAGAGCCGTCGCCAAATGTGACGCGAGTGCTTCGCTCCGAAGGGAGCATGGGCATCCTCGCATCGTTCTCACGCATATAACTTCCATCCACGGCTTCCATCTGCTTGGCGGCTTTTTCGGCATAGTATTGACGCTGGGCGTTAATACGTTCCTCAGAGTTCTTGCAAAGCATCAAACCACCCACAACGATGTTTCCTTCAAATCGACTATCGATATCAGGAATCACCTGTAGTTTCGGGTAATCTTCAAGCTTGCAGGGAACCCAGCCATCTCGCAGCTTCTGCGAAACATTTCGGTTATCCGAATCGCCTCGCATCGACACTCTCACCCACCGAAACACATAACCCTCTTCAGGGTCAGGGGTCGGGAGGAGATCAGCGGGAGTCCATGATTCGTTACGTTTTGAGTCATCTCGACAGTCGAGACTCCTCGGTGTGCGCGAGTCCTGTTCTTCGATTGCTTCGACTTCTTCGATGTTATCGATATCAGCCATTGGCTTTCTCCAGTTCTAGGACTTGCCGAGCATACTGCTCAGGGGATACTCCAAGCCGTTTCGCGAGGCGTACTTGGGTGGCCGTCAATTGGACTTTGCGGGGGCCCGCACCGCTATTTCTGGTAGCCGGTGCGACCACAACCGAAGGTCTTCGGGGAGTCCCTTTTTGACGACTGTCATCTTGCAGAACTTCCGCAGTGACATCCTCCCCGAATTTTTCTGGAAACCTTTCCCTCATCTTCTCATCGATGCGACGATAGTAATCGTCGGATGTGGGATCGAGTCCCTCCTGACCTACTAGGGTGTCGTGGACACCAAATGCAAACGAAGTCATTTCCCGGTCACTGTTGAACCAAGAATTCTTTTGCGCCCATTCTTTCGCCTTCGGATCTACTTGCGCCTTCGGCTGGGTCGGTACCGCGGGCGGGCGTATTGCTGTCTGGGGGGCCGTGACGGGTGCATACTCGTCAGCCTTCTTCGTGTCATAAGATGCATTGGTAAGCGCCTCTTGCGCCTCAATGATGGCATCGGAGTCGCCCGCTTCTAGGGCTGACCGATAGTTTTGTTTTGCAGAGTCCGTGTCGGAAACCGCACGAGCTTTGACCTCATCGATCAAAAGTTTTTCGCCGTGCTGCAAAAGCGACCGAAGCTGTGTGTTTTCCTTCGCAACACCTTGGGCGTAACGAACTGCTTCGTTTTGAAGCCTTTCGTTTTCTTCCCGCCTTCGGCGTTCCTCGTGGAACTCATACTTCAGTTTGTTGATGCGCTTCTGAACCGACTTACTAACGTCTTTAAGCTCTTCGTCGTGTCCTTCCATAGATTGGCGACGAGAAACTTTATCTTCGTCCGGGCGATCATCTAGCACCTCAATCTCCAAATCAGATTCGGCCTCACTGAACTCAAAGCCTTTTGCGGCAGGCTCCTCTTCTGCGCCAAGCGGGTTCGATACGAGTTCTTCTTGTTCACTCATAAGACCTTAACCACACCTCTCGGATCAGACACAACAGCCTCGACCGTGTCGTCGTTGATCATGCGAAACTCTTGGCCCTTTACGCTTATCCGGGTTCCCGAATAAGTTCGCATCAGGACGTAATCACCGGGTTCACACCAAGGGCCGGTCGGAAACTTCTTCCCGTCCTTATATGCAAGGTCCCCAACTTTGAGAACCAAGCCGATAATACTTCCAACAGTTTCGTACTGAAGAACCTCTTCAGGCTTAATGATTCCTCCATCCGTCCTCTCCCTTACTCTCGGGAGAGCGATAAGAATCTTCCAGCCCCTTGGGTCCGGAAGTTTATCTCCGATAGATTTCAGAATCGCCTTGTAGTCCTCCTCGTCGTGATCTTCTACTAGTTTGGCTTGCGCCATGTCTTTCCTTTGTTGCAACGACATAAGGGGGTCGTTGTTCCCCTGCGCCCACTACGGGCGAAAAATCAAACCATTCTCCCTCGGCCAACACCCCGAAGCGCCTTGCCTCCACCACGGATAGCGCCCCCTCCTGATTTATTCTTGACGCCGCGCGGCTTCCCGGGCCGATAGCGCAACTCCTCTCGGTCGGCGAGGTCTTGGGCTGCCGTGGCTGCTCGCGCAGCCTTCTTCGCCGCCGCTCGCGGTCTCGCACCACGCGGCTTCCTGCCAGAACTCCTCTTGGCGGTGACCTTCTTTTTGGCAGCGGCCTTGGGTTTATCGTCCAAGCGGTCTGTGGTGTACTTCTCGCCCTTCCAAGTGAAGGTTCCGCCAGCGCCTTGCTCATTGCGGGCAGCAGCAAACGCCTTCTTAAAGGAAGGCTCTGCGGCCTTACCGTTGGCAGCGGCGGCGGGCTTGTCGGAAGTAGCCTTAGCTCTCGCACGGACTTGCGCTCGCACACTGTGGGGAGGTTTGGGCGTGGGCTCGGGCTTTGGAACCCGCCGGGCTAACTCGGCGGCACGGACTCGCGCTCGCACACTCCCGGGAGGGCTGGGTTCTTTCTCGGGCTTATTGGCCGCCCTGCGCTGGCTCGGGGTGGCCCGACTTCTTCGCTTCTTATCCTTGGTCGCCATCCTGTTTCCTTTCAGCTCTTTCTGCATTTGAGATCGCGAGATAGCCATGGCTAACTACGTCCCGTCCTGTGATCGTTCAATTCTTTCAATGATGTCGAGGAACTCTCTCTCTGCTAGGGCTAGCCCCTCGATGACACCAACCATGTATCTATAATCTGCAAAATCCTGTGCGGAACCCGTGGCAACGTCATCAGCCTTGTCGTTCATTATCGAACGAAGCGCGTCCTTGTAGGCTTCGCTCCAGCTCTTTGCCACTTACTTATCTCCTGACGATTCCTTGACTAACTTTGCCGCAACCTCGACAAACTTTGTCGCGGTGCGTGCTCCCTCTGCGGCATCCCGGGCGGTACGGTCGCGCTCCTTGGCGCTCAACCTTTTGGATTCCGCAGCGTTGTCTGTCTCTATCTTTGTAAGCTCGCTGACCATGTCCATGGTGGACTTGATCTTTGCGGTTTCCTGTTGGGTGTTGATCCTCTCCCTCTCAATCTCGTTACGCATCTTTGCCTTCTCAAGGTCGGCTGCGATCTTGGCGGCGTCCGACTTGGACCTCTCTTCGATCTGGGTCTTCTTGAGTTCCAGCTCTCGCTCTTGGTGTTGAATGACGGGATCCTTCATCTTCTCCATCTGCTCTTCTAGCTCTGCCTCTGCCACGTCCCTGCCGAGCAGGCGCTCTGCCGCTTGGGCAACAAGGGCGGAAAGCCTGACCTCAAGGTCTTTCGGGAGCGGTTCGTCGGGCGGCGGAAGCGGTGCGCCGAGTTCTTTCTCAAGCTTGTACCGATAAAGGAAGCCCAAGTGATCCATGACGTGGGAAGAAAGGGAAGCTTCGATTGACTTCGCCTTCGGAGAACGCTCGATCATCTGAATGATCTTCGGGTCCTCGGCTGCCGACATGTGAACCTGAATGTGGGCCTGATGGTCCTGCCAGATGTACGCCTTGACGGGGTCTCCGTTCAAGATGTTCATGTTCTCAGAAACAGGATCGAGGGCCGCAATGTCCTCTTCGGTCGGAACGATCTCGTCTGCGTCGGGGATACCAAGCACGTCCAGCATCTGGCGATGGAGAAGAGACAGCTCGTAGAGCTGTGGTGCCGTGCTCGCTAGCTGAAGCGCAGCCTGATACTGCATGATCCTCTGTGCCATGGTTGAGGAGTTCGGATCGTTTACCGGGATAACGTCGATCTTCTCGCTAAAGTCGGCGGCCTTGACAACGTCGTTCCCGTCTACCTCCCACTCGTAGTCCTCGGGCAGATAATCACGAATGATTCCCGAAAGGATTTTGAACTCTTTCTTCATCGCATAATGAATGCGTGCCTGAATTGCATTCATCACCTTCATCGACCTCTCGATGATTGCCAGCGTTGTACCAACAGGAGCGTTCTGATTCATGTCGGCCACCTTCATGTCGGTGATAGACGCGAATCTCCTGCCTTCCTCCACGATGTTCCCCAGAAGCTGGTACAACACATTGGACGGCTCCTTGTACGGAAGGAAGGTAATGTTGTCCCTGATCGCTCCGCCGGGAACATCGACATCTCGAAACTCTCCGGGCATGATCGGGGAGTCGTCCCCTTTGATCCGTAGCCCCCGGGCCTTCAGGCCGCCGGGTAGGTTGGACAGGGTTCC